GAGACCGCTACGGTCCAGAGCCGGGCTCCGCGCCGCAGGCGTTTCCCACCCTCGGTCGCATCGACGAAGGTCGGGCCCGAGACCGGGCTCGAGCGGTTGAACCCCTCGACACCCTTCACCGGCGACACCTGCCCAAATCCCTGCGCCCGCGACCAGGAATAGACCGCCGGGGCCTCGTACCCGGTGTCAATGGCGAGCCGCGCGATCCTGAGATGCGCGCCGCGTTCATGTGGCCAGCTTCGATCCAGCAGCGCAGTCAGCTCCGACCACGCGTCGTGCCGATCAGGCCCGCCCTCGATGACGACGTGGTCGACGAGCCAGCTTTCGAGCCCACGGCCCCAGGCCCAGACATCGATCTCGATCCGGTCCTTCTGGACGTCGGCCCCGGCGGTCAGGAACAACCCGCCCGCAGGCACCGTTCCGGACCGCCATGCCTCGCGGCGGTCATAGAGCCGCTGCCAGTCGGGGGCTTCGCCGGTTTCGACCCAAGTCTCGCCGAGGATCGTGTTCCGAAACGCCTTGATCGCCTCGTCCGACCCCTGAGCCGCGTCCCATGCCCGCACGATCCGCTCCCAGCTCAGCCAGCCCACCGGCGAGTAAAGCGCCGAGAGGTGATACCCGACCGTGGTCGGATCGGCGGCCGTGGCGGTCGCGCGCCATTCGCCCCCCTCCAGCATCGCCGTCTTGTGGTGTTCCGCGATGGGCGTCTCGCAGCCCTCGCAGTGATATTCCGCCGTTTCTGGGCGGCCCTTCTGCCAGCGCAGCCGCTCGAACTTCAGCCATTGCATCACGCCGCAATGCGGGCACGGCACGAAGTAGCGTCGCTGATCCGACGCCTCGAACTCGCGCTCAATGCGTGACAGCCCCCGGATCGTGGGAGTCGAAACCAGCAGCACCTTGCGCCGATGGGCGAAGGTCAGCGATCGGGCCTCGGCCAGCGTGACCGGATCGCCTTCCTCGTCGGCCGAGGCCGGATAGGCATCGACCTCGTCGAGGAAGATGTAACGCGCCGGGGTGGACCGCAGCCCGACCGCCGAGTTCGCGCCCGTCATGATCAGGATGCCGCCCGCGAATTCCTTGGACAGCATCGTGTTGCCCGCATCGCGCGACCGCGCGGGCTTCACCCGCTCCCGCAGCTCGGGGCTTTCCTCAATCAGCGGGTCGATCCGCTGGCGTGAGTTGCGTTTGGCCAGTTCCACCGTCGGCTGGACGGCCAGCATCGGCCCCGGCGCCTGGTGGATGACGAAGCCGATCCAGTTGTTGCCCGCCTCGGTTGCGCCCACCTGCGCCGCCTTCATGAACACGACCCGCTGCGTGGCATCGCCGGGCGACAGCCGGTCCATGATCTCGCGCATGTAGGGCGTGCGCACTGTCCGATACCGCCCGGGTTCGGCCGAGGCACGGCCGGACAGCATCCGGTGCCGGTCCGCCCATTCCGACACGGTCAGGTCCGGGTCGGGCCGCAGCCCGTTGCCCCAGGCACGCAGGACCTCCGCCGCGCCGTCGAACCCGGTCAGCCCATCGTCACCATGCTCACCATCATCGGAAGTCGGGCCGGACCTCGGCGAGTTCGTCGAGGTGGGCGCGTACATGTTTCTCCAGAGCCTTCTGCATCGCGGCAGGCTCCACGCCGAGATCGGCCGCCATCAGCGCCGCCGCGCGCGCAGGCCAGTTCACCCATGCGTCCCGTGCCTCCCGCGCCAGCCGGAACACCAGCGCCAGCGCGCGGGCCCGGTCGATCAGTTCCCCCTTCAGCTTCTGGAGCCGGATGCGCCTCTCCTGTGCCTTCAGCACCTCGTTCGCGGTCTTCGCCTGCAGGAAGGTCGTGCCGCTGCCGACGATCGGCGGAGCGAACCCCTGTTCACGCAGCGTGTCGCCGACGGCGGCTACGGCCGCCTCGGGAACGGGCTTCAGTTTCGGCGCGGGCGGCTTGCGGGTCTTGGACGGGTCCGTCGTTTCGGCACGCCGCCGGTCGGAAGCCGCGGCGTCGATGGAGCCGTCGGGGAACAGGACCAGTCGTTCTGCCGTCTTCGCCTTCTGGATGGCGCCCCGCGACAGACCGACATGCGCGGCGTACTGGCGCTCGCTCATGCCCTGCATCTACGGCTCCGATTATCATTCAGATTCAGGTGCTTATTGAGTTGATAAGCAGCGCGACCGGAGCGAACGTCACTCCAACGACGCAATGCAACTCGACCACGGAGCCACCACGATGATCCGCCGCACACAGGACAACACGGAAGCCCTCGCCGCCTTCCTCGCCGCCAAGTTCGAGATCGACGCGATGCTGGAACGCCTCGCCACCCTCAGCGCGGAGCATTTCGAGACCAGCCCAGGCGAGATCCACTGGGGCCATGTCGGCACCCTGAACCACTACCGCGCCAGGCTGCGGGAGATCACCGACATGGCGTTCCGCGAAGGCGAACACGCCGAGTAGCGCCAGCCTCCCCGAAGCCTGCCCGCCGCGAGGCGGGCTTGGGGTCGTAGAAGGGTCGCGATGGGCGCGACCCGACCATGGAGACGATCCCGATGACCCAGCTTTCCGACACTCAAGCCGTGATCCTCAGCGCCGCCGCGCAGCGCGACGACGGCAACGTCCTGCCGCTGCCCGGTTCCCTGCGCGGAGGTGCCGCCGTCAAGGTGGTGGGCGCGCTTCTCTCTCGCGGACTGGTCGCGGAAACGGTGACCGACAGCCAGACGAAGGCCGACGCTGCGCTCAACCGCATCTGGCGCAACGACGAGGACGGTCGCGCCACCCTCCTGCACATCACCAACGCTGGTCTCGCCGCCATCGGCATCGAGCCGGAGGGTCCCGACACCGCGCCGAAGGCGCGCACGCCGCGCGAGGGCACCAAGCAGGCAACCCTGATCGCAATGCTGCGCGCGCCGGAAGGCGCGACCATCGAGGAGATAATGGCCGCGACCGGCTGGCAGTCGCACACGGTGCGCGGCGCGATGGCCGGGGCGCTGAAGAAGAAGCTCGGGCTCGAGGTCACCTCGGAGAAGATCGAGGGACGCGGGCGGGTCTACAAGCTCCCCGCCACCTGACGCGCCAACCCCAATGACGTGAACCGCCGTCCCGCCGGGGCGGCGGCTGTCGTTCTTGAAGCGGGGTATCTCAAATGGCGATTTTCCAGTAGGCTAGTACTTCCCTAACTTCGTCGCGAGGATAGTGGGGACCGGCGTTCACTAGATCATGGCGGATTCGCGCTAGTCGTCCGTCGGCAGCAATCTTGATGCGCGGAGAAAAGGAGGCCGTTCCAAGCGGGATGGTGGGCCTATCCGGCTTTGGCCAGCTTTCGGGATACGCATCCCACTCCGACCAGCCCTCAACTTTTGCAGCAAGCGCCGCGACCTCTGCGTGGTCGCACGACCACCCATAGAGGTGTCGGGCGCAGACCCGCAGTAGCATCTTCACTTCGGACATGACGTCAGTGAAGGCTTTCAGCGGAGTCGGAAGCAACACCATGTTCGCCACGCATGAGAAGAAACGCCTGTCCTGAACAACGGCGTTGCTCATTTGAAAGAACGCATCATCCACACCCCAGATATGGCAGCACGACCAGTTCGGCCTCTCATCAGAACGAAGCCCTAGCGCAAGGGTTAACGCCTTGTTTGCATGCACATTCCCCTCGGATTTGTGTACGGTCATGCGCGTCTGCCGATTGGTATTCATCTGTGGCTCTGACCAATTCGCCTTGTAAAAGAGGCTGCGCCGAGCATGTTCCGGGTACCACACCGGCAGATACTGAAATGTCTTCGGATCGACCCACCGGGCGGTTCGCTCGATCAGTTGCATCACATCCGCAAGGCTGAGCTCACGACGAAGGGCCTCAAGCCCGTCCGGAAGCGTTGCGCCGCTGGTGTCAACGATCTCTGTTGTCAGAATATCTCTCCATCACGATTTGCCGACTCGACAAACTCGAATCGCCTCGAATAACCGCCGTAATCCGAAGCTTCTCACTATACTCACGAGAGTAAAAATTGCGCCCATCTTCAGGTTCTGCGTCAGCGTCGTGTGCAACCCGAAGATCGGGAAGATCAGGATCTGCGTGACGACGGCGACTCCATAGCCGACGGCCACGTTGGCGATAGCTTCGGTCAGCGACATGAGGCGCGACTGCTTCATGCCGGCGCACCTTCACCCATCGGCCAGCAATTCAGCTGCGAGAGTTCTGAGCGCATGCGCCGCAACCAGCGGGACCACTCCGTTGCCACAGAGCCGAAGCCGGTCCACCCGGTGGGCCAGCCCATCAGCGCCTCGACGAACAGCGGGTTCAAGGTCCGGCGCGCTTCGGAGATATCGTTCCCAGCCATGGGCGTCACCAGGACCTGTCGGCCAAGCAGGCCGTTCACCGGCGTATTCGCCAACGTCGTCGCCCCATCCTTGTGGTCGCGCGCTGTTGGCGTCATCCATATTCCCGCCGCATGGGTCAGGTCGGCTGTCCGGCGGTTGTCGGCGCTCGGCTTGCACCCGTCGTTCGCCATCGGCGTCGGCCAGTCCCGCGCCATGCGGTCCAGGCCCTTCTCGTCCTTTCGGTCGCCACCCCGGCTGCGAAAACTGTCGGTCTGCGGCGTCGGCCATAACGCCGCCGTCGTCGCGAGGTTCATCCCGTGCTGACCCGCTTCCTGCGAGGGCGTCGGCTTCGTCTGCCGGTTCTCGTTCGCGCTGGCCCGGGGCGTCGGCCAGAGCTGCAGCAATTCGGTCCGGTTGCCGCCACTCGACCGGGTTCCAGAGCAGGCGCGCGGGGTTGGCCAGTTCGTCTCCCTCGCGGATGGCGAGGATGAAGAGCCGCTCACGCTTGTGGGGCGCGCCGACTTCCGCCGCTGTGAAGAGGCCTGCCGCAAGGCGGTAGCCCATGCCGACCAGTCCTGCGGCGACCTCGGGGAAGCCGAGGCGGAGATGATGGGCGACATTCTCGAGGAAGACGAAGGGCGGCTCGACCTCGCCGATGATGCGAGCGACATGTGGCCAGAGGTGGCGTGGGTCGTCGGCGCCCCGGCGTTTGCCCGCGACGGAGAACGGCTGGCACGGATAGCCCGCAGTGACGATGTCCACCGTGCCGCGCCACGGGCGGCCGTCGAAGGTTCCAACGTCGTCCCAGACAGGTGCCGGATCCAGGGCCGCGTCTTCCATCCGCGCCACGAGGATGGCTGCGGCGTAGGTTTCCCGTTCGACATGGCCCACAGCACGATATCCGGGGATGGCGATGGCGAGTCCGAGATCGAGCCCGCCCGCGCCGGAGCAGAGGGAGAGGCCGAACAGGCATGCGTCTCCGGCTCCGGAAGCGCATCCGGAGGAAGGTAGAGCCAGGTCATGCATGCCTCAGCGCGGCTTGTCCGCCAGCTCGGCGAAGGTTTGGCCCGTGCCGTCGAGCACGGCCTGCCGCCCGGTAAACTGCTGCCATCGGGACACGGCGACATCGACATAGGCGGGGTTGAGCTCGATCCCGAGGCAGACACGCCCCGTCGTTTCTGCCGCGATCAGCGTGGTGCCTGAGCCCATGAACGGCTCGTAGACTGCCTGGCCCGGGCTCGAGTTGTTGAGGATCGGCCGGCGCATGCATTCGACCGGCTTTTGCGTGCCGTGCACTGTCTCGGCATCCTGGTCGCGGCCCGAGATATGCCAAAGCGTAGTCTGCTTGCGATCGCCGGCCCAATGCCTCTTGCCGGTCTTCCTGACCGCATACCAGCAGGGCTCGTGCTGCCAGTGATAATCGCCACGGCTCAGCACCAGCCGATCCTTGGCCCAGACGATCTGGGCTCGGATCGTGAACCCGGCGACCTCAAGACTTTCGGCGACGGTTACCACATGCAGCGCGCCATGCCAGACATAGGCCACGTCGCCCGGGAATAGCGCCCAGGCATCGCGCCAATCTGCGCGGTCGTCATTCAGCACCTTGCCGGTGCGCCGGGTCGTCGCGGCTCCGGCCTTGTTACGCCATGCCGGATCGTATTCCACGCCATAAGGCGGATCGGTGACCATCAGGAGTGGCTTCACTGTATCGAGCAGCCGCTCGACGTCCGTTGCCACCGTGCTGTCACCGCAGAGCAGCCGATGATTGCCCAGCACCCAGAGATCGCCCGGCCGGCTGATCGGGTCTTCGGGCGTTTCGGGGACGTCGTCCTCGCCTTCTTGCGGGCCGGTGCCGTTCTCATTGATGCCGCTGAGGAGTCGATCGAGCTCCGGGTCGTCGAAGCCGACCAATGACAGGTCGAAATCCTCGGCCAGAAGCTCCTGCAGCTCGGCCGACAGCAGCGCCTCGTCCCAGGTGCCGAGTTCGGTCAGCTTGTTGTCTGCGATGCGGTAGGCCCGGCGCTGCGCCTCGGTCAGGTGACCGAGCACGATGACCGGCGCCTCCGTCAGCCCGAGTTGCGTCGCCGCAAGCACGCGCCCGTGTCCCGCGATCAGTTCGCCGTCCTCCGCCACGAGGCAGGGCACGGTCCAGCCGAACTCGGCCATGCTGGCGGCGATCTTCGCGACCTGGTCCACCCCATGCACCTTCGCGTTCTTCGCATAGGGCTGGAGCCTGGCCAGCGGCCACATCTCGATCCGCTCGGGAGCGAAGCGCAGCGTCATGGGCAGGTGGTTTCCGTCGTGCGGGTGGATTACCGGCTGGCTTCCGGACTCCGGATGCCGCGCTGGACTCCACGCGGGGTCCAGCGGTGCCGTAGTGTCCGGCCCGAAGGCCAGCGTTCATTGGGGTCTGCGCGGGGTTAGGGTGGATCCGGCTTCCGGGTGGCTTCCCAAAAATCCGGTCCTGTCGCTGGCGATGCGCCGCGCTTCGCCCGCCAGCATACGGTTTTCGCAAGGAAGGACCCGCGAAGTCGCCCGACGTGCCGGCTTCGGCGCGAGGCGCATCAATGCAAAAGGGAGAGCAAGCCCTTCGGCGCACTCTCCCCATCTTGTCCTTCGGATAGCACGATCATGTTGCAGATGTCGAAGGGAAAAGTGTTGCAACACATTGGAGTCACTGCGCATTCAGCCGCGCCGCAATCTTGGTCAGCGCCAGCTGCCAGCGCCGCCATGCGGTGGTGCGGTCGCAGCCGAGCTGGCCGCTGATCTGCTTCCAGGGCACGCGGGCGGCGCGGGACCAGACCAGCTTCCGTTCGGCTTCCTCGATCCAGAGCACCCAGTCGAAGGTCTGCTCGAGCCGCGTGATCGCCGCGGCCGACGGTCGGATGCGCATCGGCTCGGGGTCCATAAAGGCGATCTCGCGACTCGTCCGCACGATCTCCGGCCAGGTGTTGAAATAGCCCTGCACCTTCACCGGCGGCAGCTTGCGCAGGGTGCGGAATGCCTCCTCGAAATGGTCGGCGACGTCGTCGGCGGTCCAGATGCGGTCAGCCATGGCGTGCCTCCCTTTCTGAGGGGCGCGGGCCGTAGAGCTTCTCGCCCAGCTGCCGGACCAGTTCACGTTCGGGCCATGTCAGCCGGTCATCATCGGCGGAGACCGCAAGAACACCCTGTTCCTGCCAGCCCTCGCGCTTGACCTGCTCGGGATCCCGGCGTTCGCCGCCGTAGCCTTTGGGATGCCACCTCATGCGACACCCCCGTTCGTCTCGATCGCCCAGAGCAGGAGCGCGATGGCGTCCGCCTCGTTGTCGTCGGCGGGGCTGAAGCCGCGGGCGCGGACGGCGGCGATCATCGCTGCCTTGTCGGCATTACCCCTGGCCGTTGCGTGACGCTTGATCGTGCCGACCGGCACGCCCTCGTAGGGCACGCCCCGCAGTTCGGCCCATGCGGTCAGTGTTGCCATGAGCCCGCCGTAGATGTGGCTCGCGTCGGTGCCGGCGTGGCGGCGGACCTCCTCGAACCAGATCGCCGCGATGGGGCCGGACAGCCGATCGATCTCGGTCAGCCAGTTGGTGAAGCGCAGATAACGCATGCCGCCGCCATCGAAGCGGCCGGGACGAAGCGAAACGGTGCCGCTGGTGATCAGACCGTCGTGGCCGCGCAACGCCCAGCCGGTCGAGGTGCCGAGGTCGAGCGCAAGGATGCAGCGATTGCGGGGCATGTCGAGCGGCAGCGATTCAAACCTTGCGCCGTCGGAATTCGGGATCAGAGTCGGCTGAGCCATGACGGGTCTCCTTTGCCGGTGGCTTGTGGTGGTGGAAGACGACGGCGGTCTGGTGCTTGGCGGTACGGGGCCGCCGTCGTCGGATCTGGTGTCGGAAGCCATGGGCGGAGGCGCGCGAGGCCCCGCGACGTATGGGGGCGAGGCCAACCCTGACGGTGGCCGCCCCATACGTAGTATGGGGGTTTCCCTATCAGTCCTCGGAGCGACGCAAGCGTTTGCGAAGAAAGGAGTTTTCGCCGTTTCGGAGGACAAACAAGGAGGACGTGGTTGTTGGACCTCGTCCTCCGCAAGCCATTGACTTTGTTGGCTGAGGACAAATTGAGGACGAGGACTGACAACTTCGTCCTGAGGACGAAGAAGATTTCGGAGAGGACGAAGTCAGTCATCGAGACCCTCCGGGTAGACCCAGATGGCGGGGTTCTCGACCTGCAGGCAGGCTCCCGTGCTGGCGCATTTGTAGTGGCTCGGCAGCACCGGCTTGCCCTCGCCCAGAACCTCGCCGGTATCGGGATCGATCTGGGCTTCCGTCCCGAAGCGCATGTCTTCGACGACGAGATAGCCGAAGCGGGAGCGCACTACGGCCATGCCGAAGGGCCGGCCGTCACGCAGGAACTTGATCTGCCCCTTGGTCGTCAGCACACCGATCCGGTCGCGGATCGTGTACTTGCTGCCCAGACCTGCCTTGTTCTCGAAGGCCTCACCGAACTGTGTGGTGGTGTAGAGCCGCCCGGCCGCCGCTTCCTCGTGCAGGATCGTGAGGATCACGTCTCCCTTGCGGAGCCGCTCAGCATCGAGCTTCGCACCGACCTCCTTGCGCACAAGGCGCTCGTTCATCGGGTTCAGCTCGACCCATTCGCCCTTCACCTTGTCGATCAGCTTTCCCGGCAGCGCAGGTCCGTTGCGCAGCTCGATCTCGAGCCTGCGGACGGAGCTGTCCTCGTCGGGAAGGTGCATCAACAGGCCGGTGGTGTAGAAACCGCGCAGCGCGCTGGCGCCGGAAAGAGCGAGGAAGGGATCGTCCTTGACCTGTTGCCTGGTGGCCTTGCGCGTGTGGTGGGCGAGGATGACGCCCGCCTCCGGATTGATCACCTCGCGCAGGGCCTCCACCCGATCCTTCAGGAAGAACATCATGGCGGCGTTGTCGTTCTCGCCGCCGCCGTCGGGGCCGCCGTCGAAGAGGTTGCGGATCGGGTCGATGACCATGATGTCGGACGGCGCGTCCGGAAATGCCGCCCGGATCGCCTCGGCGACGCGGGCGACGCCCTTGGCGTCGAGGAGCAGCCTGAGTTTCGGCGTGGCGATGAATGTGTCGCGCGCGGCGGCGATCACGGTGGCGGGCAGCGCGATCTGCTGCATGCGCTCGCGCAGGTAGTGATACTGGATTTCGGCCTGCAGGTAGAACACGCGCAGCGGCCGGGACGGCGTAAAGCCGAGGAACGGCACGCCCGCCGCCATGTGCACGAGCCAGGAGATCAGGAAGTCGCTCTTGCCGACCTTGGGCGCGCCGCCCAGCACCAGAAGCCCGCCCGGGGTCAGGACACGCGGGCCGATGATGTCCTCGGGCATCGGGCTCGTGTCATCGAGCAGCGCGCCGAGACTGAAGGTCGGAAGATCGGCCGGTACCGTCATCGCGCTGTCGAGGCGAAGGAGCGGCGGTCCGTGCCGCTTGATGTGCAACTCCCACAGGCGGTTCGTCTCGCGCTTCAGCCGGTCGAGCGGCCAGGACGGACGCAGCATCGCGGCGTTGTAGCCGCAGATCGCCGTCCAGCCCTCGTCCATCGACATCCGACCCTCATGGACGAGGCGCAGGAAATAGCCGATGGCGGCTGAGGCGCCCTCGAAACGGGACCAGTCGTCCGCGCCACCTTCGTGGACCGGGGTCACGAGGACATCGTCGATGACGGGTTTCTGGCGCGGCTCGGCTGTGCCCATGCCGACGCCGGGCATGGGCGGCATGTCGGCGACGCGCTCGGCCATCTCGGGGAGATCGACCTCCATCCCGGTCGCCTCGCGGATCTGCACGAGCCGGGTCAGCCCGCCCTTGTGATAGACGGTGCCGGGGACGCGGATGGGCTGGTGGGCCGAGCGAAAATGCGTGTCGCCGCCAACCTTCAGCGCGATCTCGCCGCGAAGCTGGCAGAGCATGGCCAGGTCCGCGCCTTCCGCCGGCTCGGTCAGTTGCCACCAGACATGGAGCTTGGTCGCGCCTTCGAGCGTGCGCCCGCCGCTCTCGACGATCAGCGTCGGACGGCCGAGATGGTGGACGAGATGATCGAGTTTCGCGGGGATGTCGCCCGAGTCGAGATCGACCACGAGGCTCTGCATCTGCATCACGTCGGCGGCGCGAGCCTGACCGGTCTCCATGACCGTGCCGGGGATGACATAGACCGCGGCACCCTCGCGCGAGGCCCAGCCCGCGAAGGTCGCGAGCTTCTCGGGCGCCGTGGCGTCCGCCTCGATCCAGATGTTGTGCGGGCGGCCGTCCTTGCCCTGACCCTTGTCGACGAAGCCGCGAACCGGGATCAGACCCTCGCAGTAGCCGAAAACCACGTCGACGAAGCGGGCGATCTGGCTCGCATCCGGTTCGACCGCGAAGGGGTCGGGCAGCGGCGGCGCGTCGTTGAAATCCCGCCAGGGGTTGAAGTGGAGGATGTTGTCGTCGCTCATGCTGGCAGGCTCCAGCAGCGTTCGGCCCACGGGCAGAAGCGGCATTCGAAGAAGTCGCGATTGGCGGCGATGCGCGGCAGCAACTCGCCCGCGTCGGTCGCCTGCAGGATCCGCACGCCGCGATCCGACATGCGCTGTGCGAGATCGGCATCGAACGGGACCAGTTCGTGATGAAGCTCGGCCGTATCCTTGTTGATTGCGGTGAACACCGCGGGCGCGGCCGAGATGCCGGGGACGGTCCCTTCCATGTAGGCTTGGTAGAGCGCGATCTGGGCGGCGTAGACCGGCTTCGACTTCGTCACGCCGTCCTTGACGCAGGCACGCCAGTTCTTCGCGTTCATGGTCTTGCATTCCCAGAGCGCGGGAACGACGAGACCGAAGCCCTCGGGTCCGGCGGCGATGATGCCATCGACATGGCCACGGATGCGCCCGCCCGCGACCGAGAAGCCGAACTGGCCGCCATCGGGCCGGTGGCCCTTGCGCGTATAGAGATCGAAGCCCGCGCTCCGCAGCCAGACCACCGCCAGATCCTCCAGCGCATGGCCGATGGCGAAGATGCGCAACGCCTGGCCGGTGAACTCCTGGCCATCGTCCTTCGGCGTCGCGGTGAGCTCGAACTGCAGGGCGCGCTCGCAGGCATGGCCGAGGCGCGAGCCCCCGAGATAGTCGCGCGGTGGCCGCGTCGCCTGATCGGTGGTCAGCGCGTGATCTACCGCGGCATTAACCTGGTCGGCGAAGCTGGGGCGGTGGTTGAAATCCAGCATCAGAACGGCACCTCCGGCGTCTGCGCCCAGGCGATGCCGGACATGGCCTCGCGAAAGCCCTCGACAGCCTCCTCGATCAGCGCGCGCACCTGCGCCTCGGTCAGATCGGCGAGCGGGGTCGCCCAGCCGATCTCGTCCATCAGCAGCGCCACACGTTTCATCGTGGCGGTGATGGCGGCACGTTCCTCCTCGGTCAGGTCAACCATGGCGACACGCCGCCGCGCCAAGCGCGTCCAGAAACCCTGGCAGGACATCGAGCAGAACCAGACCGAGGGCCGGGGCTGCTTCGACCGGAACGGATCGGACCAGCCAAAACCATGGCTGGGTTGCCGGCAGACGGCACAGAGCGTCCCACGCGGATGCCAGAGTCGCCGCCGGTCCGCGGCCGTGATGGTAGTGAAAGGGGTCATGGATCATGCCGCCCTCCGTTCGGGAGCGGCCGCCGCGTCGATCAACTGGCGGACGGCGCGTTTGTTGAAGCCGAAGGTCATCAGCGCCGAGGCGCGATAGCGCGTCAGGCCGAAGTCGTGCCGGCACTCGGGCGGCAGGTATTGCAGCTGCTTTTCCGTCGGCGGCTGACGCAGCCAGGAGCGGGTCTTGAAGGCGCTCTCGTCGCTCTCGTGGGTGTTGAGCCAGTCGTCCGCCTGCGCGAGGCAGACTGTGCGCTCGCCCACG